TTTAAATCCACAAATAGATTTTTCATTTGATCTACAAGCAAATGATCGCATTCGCATCCCCACATGATCTCTACTAATAACACTAGTGATTCCGCTATCATCACTGTTGATATAGAGGGCGGTACTGTACCAACTACCCAGATAGGTAACGTTGAATTAACTTTTTCAGAAAACAAACACGACATCGCTACTATTACCTATGGAGGTTTTCCAGGAATGGCGGTGGTGGCTTACAAAGGATTACCTGTTCGTATAACATTGGGCAACAACGAAGCAAACTTAATTGAGTTCACTGGGTATGTAGCCTATGTTGAAGTTGAGTCTTTAACAAGAATGGGAACCGTAAACGAGTCATTGATACAGATGGCTAAAGTTGTATGTTTTGGTAGCAGCTATCAAATGAAGCCTTTGCGAAGCACAACTTATGCCAATAAAACTATAAAACAGTTAACTGAAATAATTGCTGCTAAGTACAATTTTTCGTATTCAGTCCCTAATAACAATTATGTATTTCCTTTAATATCACAACAAGCAATTAGCGATTGGGAGCTTTTGGTAAATACAGCAAACCAGATTGGGTATGCAGTAACGGCTAACACTACTCACTTAAGTGTTTACGATCCATTTTCGTATTACATAAAAAGTTCTCCAATTACAATTATTCGCACCTTAGAATCAAATAAAGGTGTTGAAAAAGCGCCAGGGAATATCTACGAGTTTAATGGATTCTTTGGAGACATAACTCCTCAAGGAGACGCCGTAGATTGGACATTAAAATCGTTAGACATTAAAGGCAAAGAGATAAAAGTTTCATCTACGCAAAATACGCCAAGTGGATTGGGCACTAAACTGCCCACAAGGTTTACCCACGAACTAGGTGTTAACACAACATCAAAAGCAACGTTAGAACAGTATGTTAAAAAATACAACAGAAACTCTTACGGAATGACCGCGGTTGTTAAAGTTGTAGGTATCTCTACAGCAATGCCCGGACGCCTTGTTTTAATAGATTCATACAATTCAGAGTTTGACGGCTATTGGTTGATTGAAGAAGCTACTCACCACTTAAATGAAAAACACTACATTACAACACTTAAGATAAAAACTGACTCTATCAATAGAACCCCTTTAACGGTTACTAAAGAATCTCCTTTTAAAACACCACCTCCTTCTAAACTTTCTAATAATCTATGGAAAGCCACGACTGAAGAAGCATATGTATACTGAGGTCTTCCAACCGCCTGTACACAGGGCTATTGTTTCTGCGGCTGACGCATCCACAGGTGAAATAAGGGTACGAATACCTTCTAAGTTTGGCCCAGAGTTGGCATTAGATATATCATTTATAGGTAGAAAAAAAGTAGACGGCGTTTGGCCTGTACCAGCAATTGGAGATCAAATCGTGGTTACTACGGATAACTCTGATTATACAAATGTTTTTATTCTTAATGTTAATCCAGTAGCTACTCATTATGAAACACCATTAGACCATATAGAAATATCCGTGTTCGGTTAGGAACTTTATGTCAATTATGAAAATGCCAATGAACATTAATCCTTCAGGTAAATTTGCAGCAGTTCAAGACATTGAAGGAATAGTAAAACAAAAGTTTGTAGACTATCTGTCTACATCAGTATTTCAACATCCAATGCTTCCTATGTACGGAGCCAACACAAACGTGTTGTTGTACGAAAATTTTGATCCTTTAATTTTTGAAGAATATAAACTAGAAGCACTTCAAGGAATGCAAAGAAACATTGCTGGAGTTCAGGTCCTTAATTTAGCTATAGAAGGACCTAGTACTTTTAATGATTCCACAATCAGAATGACAGTAGAATACCAAATACCCACTGTTGGTAGACAACAGGCAACTGTTACCGTTGTGCTACCATCCGACCTTACCGAGGATTCTAATTTATGAGCACATTTGACTACACTAACCGAGATTACACATCTATTCGTAACGACCTTTTAAACCGCGCGTCTGTTGTCTTGCCTGAGTGGACATCACGCGATAGTTCAGATTTTGGCATGTTGTTTGTTGATCTTGTTTCTTACATGGGTGACATTTTGCATTATTATGTAGACCAAGCCGCTAGAGAATCGTTTTTGGAAACAGCAACAAGGCGTTCGTCTTTGTTAGCAATTGCAAGTTTATTGGACTATATTCCTCACGGAAGAACATCTGCACAAACTACAATAACTTTGAATGCAACAAATTCTTTAGCTACTGATATATCACCAATACTAATTCCAGCAAATACTAAGTTCACAGCCAACCCGTTGGTTGAAACTGCTGACTCTGTAATTTTTACATCTAATCAAGCAATTGCTTTCAATGCTACTGGAGCGTCCATTGCTGGGTACGTTACCTACGCTAAAACAGTTCCTGCAACGCTAAGGTTGACCGAGGGAGAATTCTTTACAGAAACTTTTACAAGCAACGGACAACTCAGTCAAAGGTACACATTAGCTAAAACTGGTGTTGTAACTGAATCAATTGTAATAAATGTTGCAGAAGGTTTATTAGGCGCAGATGTTTCTTATTCGCAAGTTACTCGTTTAATTGAAAACACCAATTCTGACAAAGTTTACGTAGCAAGTATTGAAGCCGACGACAGCGTAGTTATTCAATTTGGAAACGGAATTCACGGAAAAATTCCAGCAACTAATGCTGTAGTCACCATTACCTATCGCAGAAGCCGTGGGTCGGCTGGAAACGTTGAGGCAAATTCCGTAACTGCTTTCTATTCGTTGTCTAACGCTTTTGGACCAACATACGACGGAATCTTAATTACTCCAAACACGTCTCGTGCTTTTGGTGGTTCAAATTCAGAAAGCATCGTATCTCTTAAATCAAACATTCCAACATCGTTTAGGTCTCAAGACAGAGCAGTGTCTTTACAAGACTACGAAGATTTGGTTTTGCGTGTTCCAGGAATTATTAAAACAAAGGCCGAAGTAGTTTCTGGAGCAACTGCAAAACAAGGTGTAATAACAAACAAAGCTAAAACCGCGTCAGTGGCTACTTTGACAACAAGTTCAACACACGGGTTGACCGTTGGTGAATACGTTGGGGTATTTGATGTTGATGACACATTTGATGGTACTTATGTAGTTGCAAGTACACCCAGCTCTACAACTTTCACCTACTCACTAGTCTCGGCAAGTGTGGCATCGGCAAGTGTGGCGTCAACTGCAACATACAAAAATGCTCAAGTTAAAATTTATGCGTTAACACCACAGGATTCTTATGATGGAACGCTGGTAGTTAGTCCTACAACAAGTCCTCTTACTCTAGACACAAACTACAGAGATTTTATTTATGATTATATCTCTCCTAGAGAAATAGTTGGTGTTAATTCATTGGTGCTTCCAAGCGTTACTTTAGACTTAGTAAAAGTTACATGCAATGTATCTGTGTTGCCAAGCTACATTCAAGACGCAGTAAAAGAAGATGTAGAAATTGCAATTAAAACATTGTTTGAGTTTGACGATGTGACGTTTGGGCAAACAATCACGCTTGGAACTTTGTACCGTGTTATTTTGGATGTAGATGGAGTTGACTATGTCAGCGTCTCTCGTTTTACTAAAGGAGCAACTTCCGTAATTGATACTGCATCATTAATTCCTACAGTTGAAGGAGTTCAAGCCGCAGCTGACAGACTGTTGTTGTTGTCAGAACTGAGTGTCACTGCTAGTGGTGGAGTTGCTTCTGTCTAATGGCGTATAAATCTTTTAGAATTCGTCGCGCTGATTTAATTGCAAGCCCTGACGCTAACCCTTTTGGTTCATATGTTCGCGGTACTGATACAGACGCTCCAGTTGGGCAAACAAGACTGGACTCCGACAGTGCTTTGCGAGCAGATGGATTCATTGCGCCAGTTGGTGTTTTGGATGTTGATGCAACATTTGAAGCAACGGCAACAACCCACACTTCGGTAGACCTATCATGGTCTTCGTTTTTAATTGAGGACCCTGCAACAAAAGTAGGAGGAGATACCTCTATTAAAAGTGTTGTTGTTGTGTATTCTAGAACAGGCGCTCCAGAAACAGTTGCCGACGGCTTAATTATTAAAAGACAAATTTACACAGATACAACTTACGCAGTAACTCACAATGATGTTCCGTCTGGGGCATGGGCTTAT